TTGGGGGGAGTAATGTCTATATGGGGCCAGAGCATGAAGAACAAGCAAGAGCAGAATAAGATGATGCTTGCTAATGCTCAGTTTAACGCAGATCAAGTCAACCGTGCTAGGGATGCAGGTAAGACAGATAAGCACTTTGCATGGACACGTAGGATTATAGCACTATCTGCTGTGTTCTCTATTATAGTGTTGCCTAAGCTGGTGGCAGTATGGTATCCTGATGTAAGCGTTATTGTAGGGTACACAGAAGTACAGGGCGGCTTCCTTAACTGGTTGTTTGGCCCTGCAGAAGCAACCCAATGGAAGTACGCTAACGGCTTCGTAATAACACCCCTAGACACACATATCGTATCAGCCATTGTAGGATTGTACTTTGGCGCTGGATTTACAAAGTAAGGCATAAAGATGACAAACTTATTTCAAGGCCCGATTCCAGGTCAATCACTAACAGATTCACCTCGTAACGCTGCATGGGAAAACCCACCTGAGATGGATACAGTAGAAGAAGCTGTTGGGTATTATATAGAAAAGCTTTCTGATGAAGACTCTGCTGATGATCTGGCTATACTGTTTGACCTTGGTGCTAACATAAAGGACGTAACAGAAACCCTATTGATCATGGGTACTATGAAAGGGTTGCACACAGTTGATGTACAGATGCTGGCTGCACCTATCGTAGGAGCCTACATAAAAGCCCTCATGGTGCCCTACGGTGTTGAAACACCTGAGACAGCAATAGACCCAGAGAAGCTACGCACAGCGCGTGAGAAACGCCGCTTAGATGTAATCATTGCAGACGCTATAGAAAAGAGCGTTAAGTCTGGTGAGGATGAAGGAACAGAAATGCTTCGTGGTATGCAGGATGCTGTAGAAGAAGAACCAGAAGCAGCAGCAATAGAACAGCCTATGGATGAAGCTCCAGAGGAGCCTATGGTTGAAGGTGAAACACCGCAAGGTCTTATGGCGCGAGGACAGTAGATATGAGTGAAGCAGCACAGGCATTTCTGACAGGGTTTTTCAAAACATCTGCAGAGAACATTCAAAGACGTAAGAAAAAAGCAGAAGATTACATGGATGATCTTCGTGAGAATCAGGCTGCGTATCAAGCTAAAGCTGACTTGAAAATTAAAGCACGTAATAATGCGGAAACCCTTACACAGAAAATCATTAGTAAGGGCGGCACAAAAGAGATGGTCAAGGCTGCTTATGCAGAGAATGGCTTAGATGGGCTGTCTACTTTAGATAATGTTTTGTCTAAAGGTGTAGCAAGTCAAGGCATAGACTTTGTGAAGAACAACGCTGATATATTTGCTGCCACTACTCTTGATCCTGCTATGACAGGTGTGACTATACAAGATATGCTTGATGAAGGTTTTGGCATTGGTAAGTACACCACAGGAGATTACAAACGTCCTGAGTCTAACTGGTGGGATCGTACAACTGGACGTACTGCTATGGACGATGTTCGCTTCAAGTTAGACCAAGAAGAAGTCTATGAAGGTATGAGCTTGTTTGATCTAAAGCAAATGGCGTCATCCTCTGCGTATAATAAAGTAGGTGGTAACTCTTACCTTACTTACCTGTCTCCTAACTTATTTAGTGAGAACGATGTGTCTAGCGCCCGTATAGATTTTCAGTCTACAGTAAATGCTAACGATGCCTTTACAGAAGCAGAAAGTGAAATAGAGCAAGCTAGAGAAGACATTATTGTATTCCAACGTAATGTAGATGCTGGTGTAGAAGGTTCACAGTCTCAGCTTTTAAAGGCTCAAGGTAGATTAGCGCAAGCAGAAATGAAGAAACTACAAGTTTTAAATGAGCAGTTTGCACCTTATGTGCAAGACCAAGCTGCAGCTTACTTTGGTGAGACTTTTGTAAAGCGTATGGCTAATCAGTACGATACCATTGTAGGCGTTCCGGGATGGACTGCAACAACTTTAGGTGGCGCAGTAGAGGAAGAACCAACAGAAGAAAGCTCACCTACCGCTACCGATACTGATGTATCACAACCTGAATTACCTTTGGATGACACAGCAAATGAGCAAGCACCTACAATGCCTTCTGTTCCAGCACCTGCAGCAGAACAAACAGTAGAAACTGTTAAGATTGTTAATCAAGATAACGCTCCTATCCCTGTACAAACACAGGACATGGAAGGCTTACCTTTCTCGTTAGAGCCTGATGCAGTAACATTTACTTCTGCTGTAATACCCAACACTACTATTTTTGAAGATGGTGATGGTAATATGCGGGTGTTTAATCATCAGACAGATGAAACCCTTAGCGTACCTATGTCAGATTATGTATTAGCTTCTCCAGAAATGCAGGAAGAGATACAAACAAACCCAGATGCTAAACCTATCTTAGAGAGTAAGGCCTTTGTAGAGCAACCTATAAACCTTAGTGACAGAGGTACTAGCCCTCGTGATACAGCAGCTATCAACATCACTAAAGTCAATAACTGGAAAAAGTCTATGTCAGATGTTACTCTGGCAGAGTGGAAAGAAATGTCTCGTAAGGAGCGTGTAGCTGCAGGTCTACCACCACGCCCTCTTGATATGTGGTCTGTAGGAGCAGGGGCATTTAAAGATGTAGTGCAACCAGACGTAATTATAAGCCCTGCAGAAGAAGAGGCTAGAGTTATTGCAGCAGATCCTTTGGATGTACCAAATGCAAAGCCACCCAGTACGCCACTACAAGGTTTAGGTGATAGGCCAAGAAAGCAAGAAAAAGCACCTGATATATCTACTGCACCACCTGTAAGAAGTAAAACAGACTTCTTTATGAAGTATGATAATCAAATGCTAGAGGCTATGGAAGAGTTTGGTATCACGAAAGATGATCCTATTTCAGAAGTTAAAGAAGCACTAGCTGCTTGGTTTGAAGAAAACTCAGGTAACTCAGAGCTTGTAGCTGACTCTACTTACATGGATCTAGACAACGCTGCCAGTATTATTTTGCAAGCCCTTAATATGATGGAAGAGTAATATGAGTGTTTCTTTACAGGATATACTGGATAGGCAGAAAAAAGAAGAGGCTACCACTACTACTACTGCTGTAGAGCCTAAGCCAAAAGGCGTTTCTTTAGAGGACATTCTAGCTAGAAGAGATGCTGCTCAAGATACAAACGTCAAGCAAGGCAAACTAAAGAAAGATGATCTAAAAAAGTCTGCCAATGCCGCTAAGATACGTGACTACATGATGTCTAGGTTTGGCTATCAGTACCGTGATGGTGGTGCGTATGATGATGATAAACTTGTAGAACAGTTTTTTGATCATATGAGAGCGTTCAATACAAACGTTGTATCTACTGCAAGTGAGGCTAGATTTGTATCTAAGGCAACAGAGTTAGATAAAGTAAAAGCAAAGCAAGCATATGACCTGTACGATCAAACAGGTAGTGTGTTTGTAAATGACGGGGTGCTTGGGGCTGTAGATGGTATAAAGGATTACATCTTTGCTGCAGCTAAAGACCCATCAAACTATCTTGGTTTATTGACAGGTGGTATAACTAAAGCGGCTGGCTTTGGTATTACCCAAGGGGGAAAGCAAGCAGTTAAGCTATCCGTAGCTAAGGCTACACAGGAAGCCCTTAAAAAGGGTGCCTCTCGTGAAGCAGCAGAGAAGATTGGTAAGGAGGCGGGAGAGGCTGCTTTAAATCATGCTCTATCTATAGGGGCTAAGAATCCTGCAGCTAAAAAGATTATGCGGGAGACAGCAAGGCGGGAGAGAGATCTTGCCCTACGCCGTGCTAGACTACAGGCTAGGCAGCAAGCTAAGCAAGAAATAACAGAAGGTGCAGCTAAGAAATCTTTGTATGCTACAGCAGCAACAGACACAGGCCTAGCAGTGCTGCAGGATCTACAGATTCAGAATCTTATGATTGATGTAGAGTCACAGGATGAGTACAGCTTGTTACAAACAGGTTTTAGCTCACTCTTTGGTGTGGTTGCTCCTGGTGCCCAAATAGTTGCAGGTAAAATGAAGGGAAAATCTGGTTACGCAGATCTAGGATTAGAAGGTGAGTTAGCTGCTATGCGTGAGAAGCGCACTAAGCCAGTAACAATAAAGCTGACTAATTCTCAAATAGATGACGTAACAGCAGACATCAAAAAGAATGTTCGTAGCTGGAAAGAGAAAGTTGAAGCTGGCAGAGACATGTTCAGTAGAAACATCACAGATACAGATGTATTCTCTCAGATCATCTTAGGCTCTAATGGTAAAGGTACAGTAGATGGCTTGGCTTTTCAGTTAGCTAAGTCTGGGCATAAGCTACCCAATAACGTTACTATATCTGACGCTCTAAGTAACATTGTACCACAACTGCCAGAAGATGAGCTAACAGAGATAAATAAACTGTTAAAAATTACAGGTATTACATTAGGTGATGCCACTAGCTCACAGAAGAACCTACAAGACTTGGTAGCATTTGAAGCAAGTCGGGGCGGTTCTACGCTTAACGTGATGAGCCAAGCAGCTAAGATAGTAAACGGCACTCTTCTGCACGGTGAAACTATTATTAGTGAAGCATCAGGTGAGATCTTAAAGAAGGAAGGCGAGAAAGCTAAACGTGCACAGCCTTTCGCTTATGGTCAAAACCTATGGCGTAGAATGCTTGTATCATCAACATCTACAACTGCAGTCAACGTTGCTGGCTTTGCACAATACGCTACTGTATCAACCCTAGCTGATGTTCTTAATGGTTATGGTCACATTGCTTTGAGCATGACACAGAAGGGGCAGAAAGCTGTTGAGACACGTAGACGCGGTAGAGTATACCTAGATATGCAAGCGCAGAAGATGCGTAACTTGTTAGATCCCTACACTACACATGACGCATACATGGCTTTTCTTGGTCAACACAAAGACGTAAGCAAGATACTCTTTGAAACGGTGTCAGGTGGTGTAGAGCGTACTGGTAAGCGTTATGGTATAGACACAACTAAAGGTGTAGCCAAGAAGCTTGAGACTATTGCAGATGCTGCGACAAAGATATCTGGTGTACGTATTCAAGATAGCTTTACTAAGTCACAGATGTTTATGGGTGAGCTAGATAAGTATGTACGGCTCAAGCACGATAAAGATCTTATGACTGTTCTCAAAGAAGGTGATACAGCACTCATTGATAATGACGTTATTGGTGGTGCCCTAGATCAAACATTACGCTCAGTTTTCTCTAAAGATTACACAGCACAGGATAACTTCTTAGGGCTGGCAGCAAAACAAATTGAGAACCTTTCTAACATTCCTGTAGTAGGTACTATACTACCCTTTGGAAGGTTCTTTAATAACGTTATAGCTACAGGTTATCAGTGGTCAGCAGGTGGAGCCATTGATATGGCAAGTGCTCTGGTACGTGGTGCTGCTAAAAAGGGCGAAGACGTAGACATGCTAAAGCCTACAGAGGCATTTGCTAGAACGCTGGTTGCATACTCTACTGCAGGTCTAGCTATAGCTTATGATGAAGAGCGTAGAAAGAAAGGCTTAGGCGTTTACGAAGTTGAATCGGGAGCAGGTAATGTAATTGACATGAAGAGCCAATTCCCGGCCTCTATGTTTTTACTTGCTGGGCGTATACTGGGTATCAGAAAAGATGGAGACGTTGTACCATCAGAGCTTGTAACAGAATTAGGTAAGCAGATGGCAATAGGCCAGTTTGCTTCTGATGCACAGTTTGGTAATGATCTTAACTCTATTGTAGACTTCTTCCTTAACATGGAAGGTGATGTAGATTACTTGAAGGCTGGGTTTGGATCAGGAATAACAAAAGCTGGTGGTAATTACTTATCAGGTTATACCCGTCCACTAGACACACTAAACAAGCTTGTAGGGTTTGCAACTGAAACAGACACAGCTAAAGATGTACGTCAGTCTCAGGGTATAGATACACTGTCACAATCTTCTCTTAAATATGTAGATAACCTAGCAGAAGTATTTATTGATGCTATTGATAATGCTAAAGGTGATCTAAATGATAAAACAAAGAATACCCTTACAGGCGAAGAGCTACGTGTAGGTATACGTGAAGGTGAGGTATATGATCCCAACCCACTTGCTAAAGTTTTAGGTGTGACTATTAAGCAAACTCGTACTGCAGCAGAAGAGTTATACTCTGTGGCTGAGATGGCACCGTGGACTGCAGGGGAGAGATCTGAGATTGCTGGATATGATAAAGTCTTTAATAAAGTATTTGCGCCTCTGTTAGAGAGGGAGTCAAGGACGCTGTTAGCTGATCCTAAGTTTAAAAAGGCTAACTTACAGCAAAGACGTACTATGGTATCTGACAGGCTGACTAAGATACGTGCAGATGTAAAGTCTTACTTAGAGGCAAGCTCAGACTCTGATACAATCATTCAGAGTTTACGTAGAAAAGCATCAGCTACTGGCAATAGAAACTCTAAAGCAGAAGCAAAGAGGTTTATGAAGAGCAAGGGAGCTACAACAAATATTAGAGACATGAATTACAATGAATTGTACATGTATCTAAACTACCTAGACTACCACGATCAAGTCTACAAGGAATAGCAGAGGGGGCGCACTAAGCGCCCCTTTCTTTATTTAATACCATACTTTTCAGCAGCAAGCTTAGCCCACATCTGTGACTCAGTAAGTCGCTCTAAAGCGTTATCCTTTTCATCACAATGATGTAGGTTTCTATTGTAGTGCACTTCTAAGCCCGTTGCCTGTGTTGTCAGGTCAGCCTTAAAAAGATTAGTCTTTGTGTCCATGTATGCCTTGGCTTCTCGTTCTAGTTTCACTGGTATTCCTTTTATTGTAGTACCCTTTTAAGTAAGTAAGGGCTTTTTCTACACCTTCTATATTATCCTGTAATAGACCAATTCCAGCATTACAAAAACGACATATCCACCCTCTAAATTCTTCTTTTTCATGGCAGTGGTCTAATACAATGTCTGATGATTGTTTACCACAACACCCACATATACTTGGTTTAGGCGGGGATTGTGCTTTTAATGCGTTTCTAAGTCTTACCTGCTTATTTACACATTCTCTACATCTACCATCGTGATTATCTTTATGGCCTATGTGCTTAGAAAAACGTGAAAAAGGCTTGTACTTATTACAAGCAATACAAACTTTACCCTCGCCTATAAACGCTTCTTCGCTCTGGTATTCAGACGATTTAAAAAGCTCATATTGCATTATGCACTTTCTGGTACTTGAAAGCAGTAAGTGTTAGCTGATGACTCTGGTGTAGGTCTAGTACTCATTAATCTGTTTTCCATTTCAACAGCTAACTCATTACAAGAACGGACATCCATAAACAAACCATCAAAAGCTTGCACTTTTATGTTCCCTTCAAACATCATAATGAGTACTAAAACATACATTAGAACCAGCCTTTGACTTGCTCAATAAGTACAGGACCATACTCTGCAGTAAGAGCAACAACTTCACCTACCGCTACCATACCAATAGTTGCAACTGCCATAAATTCAAAACCTGTCATATCATTCTCCTTTCAAGAGTTTTTTCAGGTCTGAGTAACCACCTATGTGATTACCTTCTATATCCCAGATTTGGGGTACAGTCTTTATACCTGACTTCTTAAATAAGTCAAGTAACCACTTAGAGTCATTGAGAGAGTAGTACTGAGCAGCAATACCACTATCTCTCAATAAACCCATTGCTTTGGAGCAGTGAGGGCAGTCAAGCCGCCCCACTAATGTATACACACTCATGTCAGATCCACCAACTCGCAGGAATCGCCAGTACATGCCATAGTCTGACTACCTGCAGTATTGTCTTCGCTTTCGTACTCAGTAAGCTCTGACCAAGCAATGCTGGTAGGCATCTTAGCTAAAAGCTCTTCGTACTCTTCCTTAGTGCAATCCTGATAGGGCGCTTGCTGATACGTGTGATCTGTGTGAGGCAGGAACGATACACCAGACATTTCATCAAAGTGTTTGTAAACAAATGCACCTACTTCCATCCACTCAGCATCCCGTACTGAGATTGTCACACTTGGCTTATGCTCACACCAATATCGCTGATACGTAAGCCACAACTCTAGCTGCTCGATAGCTGTCATATCGTTACGTGTAACAGCATTCTCAGGTGACTTTACAGGGAAGCTAAACACTGTGGTTGTGTCACCCTTCATTACACAAGGCTCATTAGGGATACCTTTGTCTTTCATAAACTGTGTTAGCGGATCTTTATTATCACCGCGCACAGTACGGATATAATAGGCACTGTGGCGAGCATGTATGCCACTGGCGCTATCCACCAATTGTGATACCGTGCCCGAAGGCTTGACGCATGTAATTGCTGCAGATACAGGTATATTAAGCATACCAGCAAATTCAGCGTTAGTATTGACAGCCACACTACGTAAATGCTCAAGAGTCTGCTCCAATCCTTGATTCTTAGGCGTCATTAAAGGGTTATCCATAACACCTGTAAGTGATACGCCAAGTAAGCGCTCTTCTTCTGTGTTCTTTTGCCATACCTTACGCAAGTAAGGAAACTTAGTATAAGTAGACTGTACTGTACCAAGAATAGTAGCCAAACGTACCTTACGCTCTAGGTCATCAATAGTGTCTGTAGCGCGTACAACAACTTCCGTTAAGTTGCAAAACTGATAAGGGCGTAAGCTGATTTCAGAACATGGATTACAGCCAAATTCATAGTTAGGGTCACGGCGTCCATGCTTGACTGCTAGATCAACACATGCTTGACGGTTGAACACTCCACGCTCACCTGATTTAGACGCTACAAGGGCTGTCCACTCACGCATGAATGTCTCCATGTCAGGCTTCTCTGTGTACCCTACGCTGTTGTTAGCTAAGGCTCTCCACGGCGCTGTTTCCCACCACTGGCCTGACTTAGCGTGACGCATACGGTCATCACTCAGGTTAGATAAGCTAATCATAGCACTACGGCGAACACCACCTACGACAACGATCTGACCAATGAAGCACATAAGATCATGGCACTCAATGCTAGACAGCTTGCGTCCTTGTGCAGCTTTGAAGGTTGTGATAGCAAAGTTAAACAATTCAACTAGAGGCGCTGGGCCACTTGCTCTACCACCAAACGTCTTGAGCCTAGCACCTGCAGGGCGTACTAATCCAATATCCCACTGAGGGATCTCACCAGCCCAAAGGAGTGCCAACAATTGTCTGAAAGCTTTAGCCCAACCTTCCTTACTGTCTTTAACAACGATTGTAGTCTCACTGTCGAAGAGTTGAGGTATTTCAGGGAGCTTGCTAACGTATTGCCGCTCGACGCTGAAACCGACACCAGTACCACACAAGAGAATGTACATAGCCTCATCGAAGGACTTAGGGTCATCTACGGGTAAATAGCTGCAGTTATATCCAGCAGTGTTATCTCTATCTAAAGCAGGGCCAGCAGTCATTAGCGCTCTCATAGAGGGCATGATGTCTGTGTTAAGTATAGCAGACTCAATCTCTCTACAAATCTTAGGGTCTAGAAGTGAATTAACTACATTGATCATGTAGCGCTCTACTGTATCTGTCCAAAACTCACGCCCGTAACCATCATAGTATTTAGCGTAACGTGATTTGTGTATAAATTTCTGGTAGTCTGTTGGTAGTAGGTTGCTCATCTATTGTCTCCTGAACCCTTTAGTTTTCCGCGCTGCTCTCTGTCATCCAGCTTAGCCATGTTCATTTCCATAGTCTTCTTTAAGTTACCGCCAAAGATGTTTGATAATGCAACAACGTAGAATAACACATCCCCCAACTCTTTCAGTACATCTTCATCACTAAACTTACCTTTGTCACGAAACAGTTTCTTTATCTTTTCTGCAACCTCACCTGATTCCCCTACAAGACCCAAAGTGTTTTCTACTAATCGTTCTCGCCCCTTAGTAAAAACTTTATCTTCAACAAATTGGCTGTAGAAACGTAGTGGGTCACTACTCCAATCAGGGCTGTTCTGAAACATATCAAAATACCCAAATGCTTCTAGATCTGTCTCATTAATCATAGCCGTTCCTTAACTATTAAATTTCTTATCGTTACATCATCAACATCATACATAATATTTGTTATTAGGTCATACACATCTTCTTGGTGGTGCTCATCAGATGATGATAAAATGTTGTTTTCCTCATCTATGTTTAACATAAACATAACACTAAATGTCTTGTCGTTCATTTGTGATTCTCTTTGTAGTTATCTATTAACCAACCTAAATATACCTGAGCCTTTTTTAAGTCTTCTAGGCCATTCTTGTACTCGTGACGCCAAACGTATTTCAATACATTACCAGCCATGTATGCACTTGTACCATTCATCTTACAAGTCATAGCACGTATAGCTTCTATACACTCTATGCCAGCTTGATTATAGTGTAGGGGTTTATTTACAGGATCTACCATTAAGCGTTTCCTTGTGTCTTAGTGAATGCATTAAGTGTATACACATTACCATTTTTGCTGTAAAGCTCTCTCTTTTCTTCCTCTGATATTTCTTTTTCAGCAGCAGCATATTGTTTAGGGAAGATATCTTTTAACATTGCTTGTTTATACTCAACAAGCTCTTCTTCAAAATCAGGATACTCTGATAAGAATGTTAAAGAAGCTGCCATAGATAGTGCAGCATCGAAAGCGGCATGTGCGGCTGGCATAGGGGCGTCTATTACTGCACCAAATGCTAAGCCTGTAGCTAACTCAAGAGTCCAGTTACCTTCTTCATCCATTACAGGTTTTATGATAACAGCAACTTCATCATCTTTTACTTCGTAAGACATCACTTCTTCCTTTGTGTTTTTAGTGCTACTCTTTCGAGTTTACACCGTCTACCTTTTTCTTTTAGCCACGCTATAGGTATTAACCTATGTGACCATAAGAAGCCGTGTTTATCGCACCAGTTATAGTAGCGAGATTTGGCACCTTTATACAGCTTGGCATTAGCGTTACTAAATACAAAGCGTATGTCTAACTCTGGATGTTGTTCCTTTATTGCTAAATGTTTGCGTCTATCTTCGTTGTCAAAGATACCTTTAGTTTCAATAAAGATACCATTGTCTAACTCAAAGTCAGGTGTGTATGTTCGATATCGTAAGTCTTCCCATTCTATCTTTATCTTTTCGTACAACACCTTCTTTTGATTTACCTTTAGAAATGCAGCGGCCTCTCTTTCAAGGCCACTACGATACCTTCTGGTATTATGGTTTTTAGGCATCAATGTAGTCTACCATTTTTGGATTCTTAGCTTTTGATGATCTAGCAGGTTCTGTACTTAGGTTAGGCCAGCACTTATGCTTAAAAGCACAAAAACCACACTCAGTACCTAGCTTCTTAAAGCCTGTCTTCTTCTTGTAAAACGTTTCTTCGATTGGCTCAAAGCAACGCTCGAAAGGCTGATCTTGATCAATGTAATCAACCGTATCCTGGATATCATCTAGCACAGATTGTTTGTCTACCTCAGAGGCTGAGACATACTTAAACTCACCATTAGCTTTGTTGATAACCCACCAGCCACCAACACCCTTACCTGCACCCTCTGCGTAGCCTACAAGCTGTGGGATGTAACCAAAGCTATCATCATTCTCTAGCGCATCAAATGAAGCAAACTTGTTTTGGTATGACCAAGGAGATGCCGACTTAACATCGTCAATCTTACCATTCAACTCCATGTCATACTCACCGTTTATCTCTTGACCGTGAGGTAGCTTTAGTGTGACTTTATCATTATCCTTAAAGTCTATGCCAGCAGAACGCATGATGCCCTTAAACACAGCTTCAACAATGTCACCTAGAATCATGTTCATCAAAAAATGTGGTGGGAAAGGAGTTTTATCCTTTGGGTCATTCTTCTCGTACCACAACTGACACTTAGGCTTACCAAGATTGGACATACGCATACGAAACTCGTCACGCGGCCCACTAGCAAACTGCTTTAGCATAGCAGCCTCAACATCAGAGGCGACTTTAGAAGCCACCTCTTTTGACATTGATGCCTCACCTGCCATAGCCTTCTGTAAGTAAGAGAAGATTGCTAATTCAGCAGGGTGTTCCATTATTCTTCCACCTCTACGATTGAAGCTACAATCTCTTTGTCGGCGTGTGACAGACCATCAGAGCTACGCTCTTCATGTTTATCTAAGAGCGAGCCGTTGATGTACTCAATGAAGTCTAAGAAGTTTCCTAGTATATCATTATCATCATCAGATAGCTCAACCTTATCTCCAATTGCTGCAGAGACATAACCAAAGGTAGCACCTGTAGGGATCTTACCTACAGCAGGAGATAGCTTGATAGTAGACATAGGTGGTAGCAGGTTCTTCTTGTTGATCTGTGCTAGTACACCGTCCAGTGATTTTAGTGAGTCACGGTTCTTAACGTCAAACACAAATGGTATGTCCGTGAAATTACCGTCTACTTTTTCACCCATAGCATCTGTAGGGCTATCTAGTGTTACCAAACCAAAGAATACCTTGACTCGCTTTACACTACGAATGAGAGACTTCGTTGCTTCTGGAAGTGCATTGAAGTCTTCTATGTAACCTGATGGCCTACCTAAGTTGTAGCCACCTAAGTTATCTTTAAGGTCTTTGTTAAGGCTGTTAGCCAAAACGCTTTTCTCCATTTCAGTAGTGTCACCGTTCCAGCGCTGCCACTGTTGGCGTACAGCAAAGATACGCACAGTAACTGTTTTACTGTATACTACATCATCACCTGTAGTTAGTTTATAAGCTCCTTTTGGTACGGTTGGCTTCATAAATGTTTCGCCATCCATAGATACCTCTTTCTCTAAGATCTCTTGGTTGACGTTGAGCCGTGATACGCTAGGCGTTGCGCTCTGTTGTGTGTTGTTAGACACACCCATAAGCTCTGCCATTGATTGTCCACGGTCTAGTGCTACTGCTAATTCTTGGCTCATATCTTTTCCTTTCGATGAGCGTTACATGAAATTGTAGTTATACATTATACGTCTTTTGTGTCAAGCCAGTTTGGGCCTATTTTTGCCTCTAATAATAGTGGCACATTCATACGTACTTTGTACACATCTTCTATCAGATCCACAAGATTATCATTAAGATCTGTAACTATTTGTAATACCTCTTCTTCTTCATCTGGGTGTATGTCAGCCACCGCTGAATCATGTACTGTGTTGATCAATACAGACTTTAGTGGCTTCAATCTTTTGTGAAACTCATTAAGTACAGCAGGGGTAACATCACCCGTAGCAAAACCCTGCACAGGATAATTCTTTAACATAGTAAAGTGCGTGACACTACCATTAGCTCTACGCTCAATGTCAGGGAAAGCATACTGCCTACCACTGATGTTGGTTATCTTGTTGAAGCGCATTGCTTCGTCAGCTAGGTTTTGCTGCCACTGTGCTATGCCTTTATACTTCTCGTTAAAGTGCTCATAGTAAGCCTTCTCAGCGTTGCTACGCCCATAACCAGTAGCGCCAAAGAGTGGGGCAAACGTATGTTCCTTCGCTGCCTGTCTAGCTGTAGGTTGCCCTGCATCAGAGATAACCTTTGCAGTGTAAGCATGTACGTCAAAGCCTGTCTCAACTTCTTTCATTGCAACCTCATCTTGGGCTAGGAACGCAGCCGCTCTAAATTCTAGCTGGGCAAAGTCAGCCTCTAAAATTTTCCCACCTTCCCAACGTGACACAAATACTTTCTTAACAGGGAATGTACCGCCGCGAGGCATATTCTGCATGTTAGGGTTCTTACTGCTAAACCTACCCGTAGCTGTTATGTGCTGGCTAAGAGTTGCGTGAAGGTATCCGTTAGACTTAGTATGCACAGATATGCCGCTAACAAAGCTAGAAAGATAGCTAGTGATAGCATTAAGGCGCTTAACATCCATAATAAAGTTTGCCGCAGTTTCCATGTTATTGTTTCTTGCTGTTGCCACCAATGCATCTAAGTTATCCTTTCCTGTTCCAAATCCACTATGAGCGATCCACTTCTTATTTGGTGCACTAAAGCCAAGCCCGGCCATCTGTTTTGACTCTTTCAGGCCATAGCCTCTTGAGTCACAGGTAGTGCATTTGTTGGGCCTAGCGTAACGTGTACCATCTTTCTTTGTTTTGTATGTATGACCTGCCCCATTACAGGTAGGGCAAGTGAAAGCTGTAGTCTTAAACAACATCTTAGAATTAGCATTAACTGCAGCTTTAAACTCAGCCTTATCTTTTACAAACTCAAATACATCAGCCCATTCTTTCTTATCATTAGGCTTACGTGAGAAGATAACCTGAGATAGCTGTTCAGGTGAGTTTAAATTGATAGGTGTGTCACCCATAAGGTCACGTACTTGACTCTGTAGGCGCTCTTCTATCTGTGCCTGTTCAAGCTCAAACTCTTCCTTAACTTGCTCCAATACATCTAGGTCTACCTTTAGTCCTGACATGTACATTTCGGTGAGGGTTTTGCATGTTTGAAAGGTGACGGTTCTGACTGCATAAAGGGAGCGGGATTCTGGGGTTGCATAGTCTGCTTCGATGCTGTGGAACAACTCACAAGTTGTGAGGATGTCAGCCCGAAGATAAATGCTAAGAGAGTCGAGATCCGTCTCATGGGTGTTTATTCCTTTCTTTATACATGCAGTAAGGTAGTCTTCTTTCTGCTCTGCTAGACCTCTTCTAATAGCACATGCTGATAGGCCAATACCTTCTTTGGGCTTCTGCCCTCTGCATAGTATATATTCTGCCAGCATGGTATCGTAGATGTCACCATCGTATTTAAACCCACTAGCCCACAACCACATAAGATCATGCTTGGCATTATGCATAATAAGCAACGTAGTCTTATCAAGAACGTTCTGTATCAAAGCTCTACCTAGACCGTCTGAATCTTTATGCTCATTGTGATCTAAAGTAACAAGCATGACCTCTTCTTTGTTATCAGCATTTACCATGCCTACCTGCACAAGGTGGTTGCCTACCTCGTAAGGGTCAATGAACGTCTTACCATCACGCCATGTGATGCTGTTCTCTACGTCTAATACAAGTCTCATCTAGTCTCCTAAGCGGTGTAGAGTGAACGCTCACCATCTAACTCACAATGGACAACCCCATGCCATCCACCCTTTAGTTTATTCTTAGCAATGTTTAGGTGCCGCCGTGTTGACTCTTCTGACTGCCCTTCTACGATAGGATCTTTAGAGATTAAAACCATAAGATCTGCTTCCGCTGCCTTACCTGTCTTAGACCCTTCCATCATGGACTGATCCACGTAGACCTTACCTTCTGCAACAGCAGATAGCTGTGACATCCATATCACACAACAATTATGTTGCTTTGCAATGTTACGTGCATGGATGGCTGCATCCTTGAGGTATATGTCTGACTTATCGCTATTCTTGGTTGCAAACTTGTCACCCATATCCAACACAACAATATCAGGCTTTTCATTCTTTACTACCGCCTCAACCCATTTCATATCTTTGTTGGTACTGTCTTTGATACGGATGTTTTGTTTCACTGGATCATAGCGCTTACGTGCAAGTGATACATTCTCTTTCACTTCATCCATACTCATGTTGGTTGCAGCACTTAGGTAACGTGCACCTACACGCTCGTAGCTCTCTTCGTTACACAGCACGATGCACTTAGCACCCTGTGACGCCCAACCATCTATACCTGCTACCAGAGAGGCATGGAAAGAAGTTTTACCAGTATTGGGCCTAGCGCCAACCACAAGAAGATGACCATTGCTAACGCCTTCCACCTTCCTACGGAGACTTGGTATGTTAAACTTCCACTGCGTTTCAAGGTTATTCGCAGCAAGCAGTGTGTCAATGTCAATATCATCCCAATCAATGCGAAGGTTAGGAGTAAAATCATCTTTGTAATCCTCTAGTAAGCGGCGTAGTGGCTCAAGGCTATTCTGACTACCATTCACAAAGTCGAAACCTAGATTGGCAACTTGCTCCCCAACGTACTGTTGAAACAGGTGGCTCAAGGTGTCTTCTGCAATATCTTTCTTGATAGGCTCAGCCTTATCTAAACGCTGAAACAAATCCTGGAATGCAGATTTGGTAGCCGTTGTCATGGTTTGATTAAGCCCCATGAACACAGCCTCAAGATCAGACACAGACATGTCTTCTTCATACGTCTGCATTGCTGTGTCTAACGCCTGTTTGATCTTACGTGTGTCTTTAGTAAAGATCTTATCAGGGCAGCGTATGCCTTTGTGTTGATCATAAAACTCTTTGTTCAGTAGAGTTTTTATTAGTGATAATTCAATCATCCTTGTCTCCTACAAGTGTAGTTATTTATTTATTCTTGCTCTCTCTAAGGCTCTCTTACGTTCTTCATCGTCAAACTCACGAATCAGTTTGTGATCCTTAATGAAACGTCTAAGCCTACTGTTCTCATCTTTCAACAGTTTTATTTCCCAGCGCATGTCTTCTATTGTTCCAACCATACTCATATCATTCTTCCTCTAAGCAAAAGCCACACATATCATTCTGCGCTGGGCCACCACAGCTTACACAGGTCTGCCACTTCTTTTTCTTACTTCTGTTTGACTCTGATTCCAAGCCAGCTTCTATCAATGCTATAAACCCTGCATTAAAGATAGCTGCGAATGTCTCAGGGTCACACTCTACTTGTAGTGTAGCACTACCATCTTCATGCTCTTCTATATCTATTACTTTAATTTCACTCATCACCTTTGCCCCTTTGCTAATGCCATCCACGATACAGGAAACAACTTGTGCATCTGTATGCTAATCTTATTGGCTACCTCTTGTGTCTCTGCTTGTGTGTCAGATGCACAGCGAAGCTTACACATATCAGCAAATGCATCCAAGCTACCTGACCAGTACCACTCAGTCATCATGCTCTGTGGCAGTACCATACGTGCTTGCTCAGGGCATACACCTAAATCTAAAAGATACTCATACTCTGTCAATGCAATCTCGTTAAAACCATTGTCAGATACAGTTACTTTACCTGCGCTACCTTGCTTCTTATCAAGGCTACGTCCACGATACTTATCAGGCACGTAAAACTCAGGCTCACTGTCCACATACCTACGGCTAATCTCATTCCACCGTAGAAACTTATGCTTTACTAACTGCCTAGCTACAAAGACTGGTGCTTTGATGTGGAAGCTGGCAAAGCAATGCCCGAATGGGCTGATGTGTTTGTGTTTGGCTAGGTATTGTATAAGCTTCCTATCTTTTGTTTTAAGGTGTTGCTTAAAGCTGTAAGCATCTGACTCTTCGTAATCCCACTCAGTTTCTTTACCAAATGAAACACGGGCAGCGTTACAGACTGTAAGGTCATTACCCATGTGACCTTTGTATGTTACTTCAATCATTCTTCTATCCTATTAATAATATCTATGGCTTGTTCTACTGACATCTTAAACCATTCACCGTTTTCTTTTTTGTCGTGCCCAATGTGAACCTTCTGAGCTTCTGCATGTGCAATACTTTCTGCGACATGCCTGTCAGAAAACTTTTTCATGTACGCATACTCATGGTTTCTATGTGGAGTTGATGTATGAAACTGACCTATTCTTCTATTTTCATGGCCTGTTTCTACTACCCCAATCTTTACCCAACCTTCAAAGCAAGATGTAGTCACGACATATACATACCCCTCTGATGATTTTACTCTTTTACTTTCTTGAGTAAATTCACCTACTATAATCTTTGCATCTTTATTCATCTTAGCCACAACTTCTGCCCAAGTTTTAAAATATCCTGGCGTGTGGTATCCTAGCAACACAAAGGGGTGAGGGTCACGATCTTTCCTTGTGCCTTTAGGTATGTACCCATCCTTATATTCAGGCTTAGCTTCTGCTACATACATCCTTCCTTTGTTTCTTTTATTGTGTGTAGACAGCCGCTGCCTTGGCTTACCATTTAACATGTACCACCATTCGCCATCAATAAATTCTGCGTTAGCAAGGTTCAGTTTATTACTCATTGCTCAATATTCCTTCTAGCTTTTCCATGTCATCTTCTACTCTGTACTTAACATCGTCGTTTAGCATGTAAGCCATAGTGCGTAGCCCTGTCCATGCCTGTATCTCTAACCTGTACTTGATAGTCTTATCTATAGCATCAGGATCAAGAGCAATAACAACCCTATCGTATTCACCTATCTTCTCCATATGCTTGTCTGTTAATTGAGTACCAAGAATAGCCATGCTAGTTATATGCGGAAACTCTTGATATGCAACGATTGCTGACACGACATCTTCAACAATGAATAGGACAGACCCTGTACCTATCGTGTAGTAGTCAGCTTTACCAGTGTAGCGATACCATTTAGGGTGCTGCGTATTACCTACAGCCCTACCACTAGCGTCTACCATGCGCCCCTTGTGGTGTATCGGAAATACAACACGCTCATCTTTAACATCGTAAAGTAAATTATCTATTGCCAAGCCCCAGCGCCTTACAAACCTGTTAAACTTTAGGTGTGTAGGCATAGGCTTCACCACGTACTGTGGTATCTCCATAGTCTCTTTCTCCCTATGTCGTTTTTGCTCTACAGTTTGTCGCATAATCATCATTATTTCTGCAGCAGTCAAATCAGTGTGAATAAAACCACCGATAGTGCAGGTATTTTTGTAGCAATTATACTTTACTACACCATTGTCGTTGGTTGCAGTGAATGTATTACGCCCACCACACATAGGACAGTTACCACGATGGTTCTCACCTGTAGTAAGGCATAGATCACCGACATATTTACGAATCTTCATCATCATTACCCCTTGCTGCCAAAGCTCTGCTTGCACCACTGAATGTATTGACCATGTAAGGCTTCAACGATGCAGGGTTTACATGACCTGTTACTTGCATGATGCCCACTAGGTCAACCCCTGCTTCCATCATTTCAGTTACAGCAGTACGGCGCAGCGACATAGCTGTAAGCTCTCTAGGTAGATTAGCTTCGTCCAGTACCTCATTGATAAGAGGGGCTATTTCATTCAACCCATAGCGCCTAACCTGGCCTCGATCCAGTGATACCTTTGGTGCAACGTAATCTTGAAAGCCAAAATCTTTATGTTGCTCACGTAACATCTTGCACAGGTTCTGACTGATAGGTAGGTGCACATCAGCACCCCTCTTAGATTGTGTCAGATCCATGCGGCACTGATCCAGATCTAATGCATCCCATGTCAGGGTACGCATGTCACCAGTACGTTGACCCCAATCATATGCCATGTGAACGATCAACCCAATGCTGCGCCAACGCCACTGGCTGTACGCTGTAGTGAGGAAGGCCTTTACAGCGGCCCGATCCCACTTAGTCTTTGTTTTACGCTCTGTGCTAGTCTCTATGAGGCTCACAGGGTTATGTCTCATAACATCCTTGGACATGCTGTACTTCCATGCCCTAGACAGCACAGACTTTGTGTAATTAGCTGTGCGTATGCCATGATCTTGCTCCCACTTCTCATAAGCTTTGTTGAGCATACCGGCTGTAACATCTTCAATAGCCTTGCTGCCGATACTTTTATTAACTCTAGCCAAATGATACTCATAGTCTTTCTGGCTGCGAGGGCTGAGTTTAGCAAAGGCAGGGCTGTGCAGGTAGTAATCAATAAGCTTACTTACCTTGTCTGTTGCCTTTGGGATCTTTACTTTTCTCATTATCCTTGTCTCCTTTTTTACTGGAGGGCATGTTACCCGCCCAGTGTGATGCATCATCGTGTGGATTATCGCAATCCTTTTCGCTTTGCACGGCTTAACTCCTCATGGCTAGTAAACATCAAAGCAACAAAACCAATTATGTAAGCAGCACAGATTAATAACACGATGCTATACTTTAAAATGAAGGAAACCATACATCACCTTTCTTATCTAACTCAGTTACGTGCGCTAGATCTGTACGTAGGAAATCAGCGCGCTTAAAGTCACCTTCCCACTCTAGATCATCTATCTGTCTCTTCAAAGAATACATAAGCTTCCTCACTGATATGCAGTTTCGCGGGGTGTATACTTCTCCACCCTTGCTTTGACGTTTTCCCATCTAGAATACTTCTCCAATAGTTTATCTACTTCAAGTCGGTTCTTCGTGCTGATGTAACAGAAGTCAAAACCTTTAGCATCACTAAGCCAGATACGATAGGTCATTTAGGTGAACCTTGCAGGTAGTAACGCACATACCGTTGATTGGTGACAGGGTGCCACTTCTTCATAGATAAAATGTCGTAGCCTTCTTCACGCATCTCTTGGATACGCTTGGTCAAGCTGCTAATGCTGTATTCAATAAGCGCTTCACGCACTGTGATTGAACCTGCAGTTTTAAGGTGCTTCAAGATAGTTTGTTTTTGATTAGTCATTACCATTTTCCTTTTCTAATCATCCAATATGACCAACATGTCATACAATGCCCTTTTCCACAGATCAAGTCGATCAAAAATACCAAGTTAAACCTGTGATCTTTTTGCCACTGATAGTTACGTGCACTGAAAGTCTGGTTCGATGAACCGCCTAGCAGTACGTTAAACCAGACAGAGGTGGCAATGCCTAGCCTATACAAATAACCACTCATTCTTCATAATCCTCTGGATTTGGATCATATTCCATAAAAACATTATGAAATCCATCCTTTGTTAATTCTTTCAAACGTTGAACAGCATCATATAGATCATTATGCCCTTCCCATGTTGTCTCCCATCTGCCATAGAACCAACCATCATATCTAGTAACCCAATGATCCTTCATGCTGTCACTCCTCTTCATCTGTAGGAAAGGACACGACAACGTGACCATACTCATCGTGAGTGATTTCCCATTTGTGGGTAGGGCATGTGTTTAACCATTCAAAAAATTCTTCACGGGTCATGCTGTCACCCCTCTTACATAGCCCTCTAAGATAGCTTGCACTTCATCTAAGATATCGTTGAACCGATCCTGCGCCTCTTCTGTGTAGCGCTCATCACCGTTTTCATCCTCAACATAGATGTCATCAAGATATGCGTCATTCATCCATGCTTCTGCAATCTCTGCAGATAACTCAAGAAATGTTTGATTAGATATTTTCATTTTCTTTTCCTTAACTCTTGGCTGTATGTCATAGACTGATCCGCGTAATAGTTTTCACGGTTAGGGTTCCAACCATGCATTGCCTCTTTAGCTGCACGGCAGTCACTAATTACATATTCTAAGGACTCTTTAGATAAAGTCTTAGCGTGGGCTTCCCACTTCTTAAAATCTTCTACTGTTGCACCTGACATTATACCGTTACTCCATTTGCATAATACACAGCCTTAGCAAAACCGCGAGGCGTTGCGCTGCGTATGTTCTTAGTCTTCATTGATTTACCACCAAGCTTTAGGTGCTGCCTACTGTGACCGTCCTCTGGCTCTACTGGCAAGCGGTATGGCATAGTAAAGCCGTTGCCTGTCCACAGGCATGTCTTTTTAGGATAAGCATCACGGGGCGCAATATACTCAGGCCATGTTGGGTGCTCAGCATTGCTCTTGCAGATATATCCACCATACTCATACGGGTGGAAGCAGTGATCAGGCTTGCGCCACAGCGTTGCCAATCTAGAAACAGGGTTCTCAATAAAGAACGGCACCCCAAGCTCATTAAATAGCTGTGCACACATCTTTGCATAGTTTGATGCTTTGATCTGGAAGTCGGGATCTTTTTCTGCTTTGCGCTTGAAGTGTGCTGCACCTGAGACAGCCAGATCTGTACAAACAGGGAAGGCCATGCCAAACACCACGTTCTCAAACTGTAGGTTTACTGCAATATTGTTGAGCACATTCTGATCGTGCAGATCTGCTTTGACATACTTGATGCTGCCACCACTGCCATACACATCTGTGACTGTATCGTCGTGCTGTATATCAAAGGCAAGGCAGCTATAACCTGCTTCTGCCCACGGCTTGAGAGCCTCGCCTGTGTAATCGTACAGGCTGATGACATACTTATCTACATTAATATTCGACATGATTAATCTCCTCTTCGATAATAACTCTGTGACCACTAAGCGCCAATTCTTCTACACGTTCAAGCGCTAATTCAAGATCAAGATACCAACTTTGATTGTGTTGCTCATTTGCAACATTGGTGGTTGCAACGTACCACATGCTTTTACCTGTCAATCTCATGCCTCAATCCTATGTTCTCTAAATTCTACATTATAGCCGCGTTTTTCCCATCTATCTGCGGCACGTTTCATAGATTTTCCTGCAACCTCACAATCACCTTTGTAAGGCCTTGTTTGGAAAATAATTTCACCTTGTTTATTTATCACAACAATAGAGTAATCCATCAATTCACGCCCCATCTTTTAGCAATTTCAGCCAGCTTCTTTTTGTTGCCCACAGGCAAGTAAACGCCATAAACATCTATAACTTTGCGCCTGTCACGCTTCCGCGCTGCAGTATCAACCCATGTTTGACCTTGTGGCCCCAGCGCTAACACATGGCCCTCGACACGCACCACATAAAGCACGACATCACCATGCGTTTTAAAATGCTTTTCAATTTCACTGCGCAAGCTTCCTACCGTACTATCTTTTTTGCAATGCACTGCAGTCTTTACGCTGCGGAAGCTATACAAAGAACCTATAGCGCGTTTAAGATCCGGCCATGTGTGAAGGTAAAGCGTTTTCTCTTCGACGCCTAAAATCTTAGCTATAGCCAATCCACAAATATTCTTTCGCGGGTTGTCAGGATTGTTTGACCTTTGCATTAAATATTTTCTTTTAAAGTATTGCATCTTTTATTTCTCCAGTTTGTTGCCGCATCAATCCATATGACAGACCAAGATGCCCACCATATTTTTTGGGTTTATCGGTGAAGCGTAGCGCTAAACGCGCTCGCCTCTTTTGCTTTTTATACCGCCACAAATAAAGCATTGTTTCTTGACGATCAATTGATTGCTCTAACGCTTGCGCTTTGCGGATTGCTTTTAATGGGGTTTTCATTTTGTAACCTTAACTTGATGTTCACGCGGCGCGTTTAGGTTTATCTCAAAGCGCAACCCGCCTAAGCAATCGCGCCCAACAATAACGCAATCCATTTTTCGCGCTAATTGTTTAGCCTCTTTAAGCTTGTTATATGCGCTCACATTACTTCCCAATATTGCAAGCGCTTTGCCGTGCTCATATTGCTTGTGTAAATATATGGTTAAATTTTGCATTTTTATTCGCTCCCCATTGTTGCAAGCTTAAATTTAACTAAGCCGTTCAAGCTTATTTCATGCACGTCAATTGTGCGCGAAATAAAATCTATTTCAGGAAAAGCGCCCAATAAATCGTCCAAGCATTTTTTGTGCGATACTATACGCACCACATTTGCGCGAGCGCTTGTGTGTAAACTTTTTTCGGGGCACCTAAGCTTTGCAGCAATTATTCTAGCAAAATGCTCTTGTTCCGCGCGGGTTGTGTCGCGGTTGGATAGGCCAGTTATTCTAAACGCTATTTGCATTGTTTTTCCTTTCTTATTTTAAAATCTATTATCTAGATACATGCCAAGCAATTGCTCACGCTTTTCTAAAACGGCACGGATCAATTCGTGTCTTTGATCACGCGCAACCCGCGTTTTACTATGGGGTTTTAAAACGCCATGCACGGCTTGAATAAAGCGCTTCGGCGGTTGACCCACGCCGCCAGCGCGGCTTTCTATGCGGCAATAAAGAGAAAATGAAACATCCATGATTTTTTCCTTTGCTAGGTTAGGGTTTACGCTGCAGCAATTGCAGCGCTTAGGGTTTGAGCTTCACCAGTGTAAAGCTTGCGAACAGTAAAGCCCGTTGTATCGGTTTTAGCGTCACCTTTTGCTTTCAAAACAATAACGCTATTGCTTGGATCAATAGGCCTAAAATCGTGCGCGTCACCGTCCACGGCTTTGTATTTAATCGGTGCACCCGTTGGGCTTGGCAATGAAATATAACCTTGCTCTAAAACGTGCTTATAAACCTCTTTTGTTGCCACCATTGCAACATTGCCACCGTGCCATAAAACGCGGGAAACCTCTTGATCATTGTCTTCTTTTTTACTGAACGTAATGTGATAGTTTTTCGGCATGTCACCTTTTGCAAATTTAATAGCGCGATTATCAAAAGCCGTATAATCATAGAATTGAATTTTGCTGAAAGCTTTCATTAGCAAAACGGGTTTACCGTTTATTGTCACCTTGCGGCTTTCAAAAGGTAAATCACTAGTCGCGTTTAATCGGAAAGCAATTTCAATTCCTTGCTTCACAAAATACTTGCGATAATGGGCAAGCATCTCAAAGAATAAAACTGCCATGAAAGCTTCACGCTCTAAGAAATAGGCGCGGGTTTTAGCAATGCGGCTTTTTTCTTTTTGTTCCATATATGCAGGGTTGCCAGCCGAATGTAGACACGCTGCAGCGCAACCTTGTGAAGCTTTAGCGCATACTTGAAAGCCGGACAAATTAAACGGCGCAAGGTGAAGCGCACATGTCATCACTTCGACAACCTTGCCATTTTTTGCAACCTTTGGATTGCTTTCGGGTTGCGCTAGTAAGGTGCAAATATTGTGACCTTTACTTTTTAAATAGCGGATTGCTGCAGCTTTTGAAGTAAAGCCGTTTACGTTAAAACCTTTGGTCAATTTTGAAATAAGCATTTTAGTTTTTCCTCTATGTTAGGGTTGCTGGCAATTGCGCCAAAAATACGCCACCAATAAGCGGCGCATTGAAAGCGTAATTATGATAGTCCAAAAAGAATGTTATGTATTTCAACGGGCACGTTTTGCTTGCGCTTAAATTGCCCGTCATAAAAACCATAAATTTTGCGACCCTTGAAAACGACAATTTCTTCAACGTCATCTATGGTTAAACCGAAAGGTTCCTTTTGCATTTGACTAAGATAATGCGCTTTTGCAGCGCGTAGAGTTTTTGCCATAGGTTGCAGCAAGCCGTTGCCGCGTTTGGTGTTTACTTCAATATAAAACATTTTAGTTTTTCCTTCTTACCAATTGATAGAGCCAATGGTGAAACCATCGTCATTTATCCAAATTCCATCCGCGCCATGATCGTTTGGAAACAAGCGCTTCAAAATTGCTGTAGCTGCAGCAAGGTTGCTTGCTTCAATGGTGCCCATTTCAGCACCACATTCACCTTCAAAACAAAACTCGTATTCATTAAGCATCTTAGTTTTTCCTTCTCTGTTAAACGTTTATATTTTAGCGCAATCAACGCCATGAAACTCATAACAATCTATAAAAATCTCGTTCTCACAAGGTGACATTAGGTGCGACAAATGCTCTTCAATTTCAGCATATATTGCAGGCTGAAAAGAGACGTTATTTTTATTTAACTGGTGGTAAGCGCGTATCAAAGATTTGATTAAAGCTGTTCTTTCGGGGTTAGTCATGATTTTTTCCTTTTCTTTGTTAAACGTTAAATTGTCCCCAATAATTGCGCCGTTTTTCAAGCGCTGCAAAGCCCTGCTATACGAAGTAACCACTCACATATACATCCTAGCCGGGCGTATATACATTCGGATAGCCGCCGCCCGGCTAAAGAATATAACGTTATAACCAAAAGGATATGTCAACCTATCATGAAGCATATAAAACTATACTTTTGATAGTGCCGATAAAAAAAGTCTAATGATTTCAATAAGATAGCCCAAAGTATTTTTCATGTAGGTAGACCAGCAAAAGCGCTTTCGACGCTGTAGCCCCCCTTACAGCGGCTCTGAGCGCTATATATACTGACGTATATGTTTTGAGCTAACCCGTTGTGCCACTCGTATATCCAACAGTATAGCGCAACCAGGCTAAAGGATAGCTCGCCCGGCTAAAGGATAGATGTTATATCCGAAGGGATAGGTTTGGTATAGGTGCCGCTTTTGTGATCACATATAAAAAGAGAAAGCGGTTTTGTGATCACGTTTGAAAAGGGATGGTTATTTTGTGATCACAAGAAAGAGGGGGATAGGGTTTTTGTCCATCCATCTTGCGAAAACGGCACCATATGAAAAAAGCCGTTAAATTTTCACGTTTTGAGCATTTCAAGGACTACATATCAGTTATAAAATCGTGTCTTTTCAATGGTTTACGCAATAAAATCAGCGCAAATCAGCAGAAAAAACTTAAAGAGGTAACATGCCACCCCCCTGCGAGGGCCGGTACCCCTATCCACGATGTACGTGTATGTACAAGCACACAGAAGTGGTTTTTTAAGCCACAACTTTTACGTGTATACGCACCTATGTATTATCACATATTGTTACAAACCTGCAATATATGTAACATTTTACAAGTAATCGCTTCCGGGGGTATTGACAGGGGTGTTTTTCTGCGTATAACTGCGTAGCAGTAGCAGCAAAGTTATAACACTTTAAGTTAAAACACTTAAAAAAGAGTAATACTTAAAAGTAAAGTAATACTTTAGAAGAGTTATAACTTTATATAAAGTGTTGTAAATGGGTTAGTGGACATAGGAAGAGTTATAACACTATAGTAACACTTTATTCTTGTATAACATGTTTGTAAGTGGTATACTTTTCTTAATGTAACACTTTCTCATAAGTAATAATCATAATTTGTGTTACAAACTGGTACGTGTTGCAACGCTTAGTGTTGCTCTCCCCCTTGTCTCCTCTCTCAATACTTGTAGTTTGCGGCACGTACCACTTTTTACGTGTATTAATGTATTGACAATGAAAAATAAAAACATACAACTATACGCATCTGATAACGTAATAGAAGAGTTTTACGATGCTCTTGTATCAGGTGACGCAGCACGTTTGAAACGTGTACACATTCCTAAGAGTGACGTATTCTATGTAAGGGCAGCTATAGAGGCTGACACTGGCATCAGGTATTCTTTAGATCACGTAGAACGTGCTATGTACTTAGAGGGTCACTTACCTAGAAGAGACGTATTAGATCCTGACAGAAAGCGGAGCTACGGCTAATGCCCTATATGACTAACGGTAAGCGTGATTACAAGAAGCAGAACGCTAAGTATGATAGTAAGCCATCCGTAAAGAAGGATAGGGCTTCTCGTAATGCTGCACGTAAAGCTATGGTAGCTGGTGGTTTAGCTAAGAAGGGTGACGGTAAGGATGTTGACCACAAGGATGGCAACCCTCGTAACAACAAACGTTCTAACTTGCGTGTTCAAACTAAGGCTAAGAACCGTAGTGTAGCTCGTACAAGCAGTAACAAGAAGAAGAAAGTGTAGCACACATGGCTAACGAGACTCGTAGAGAAAAAGCTATACGCAAGACTACTAAGGGTAAGAACGCTAATTACCGTAAGACCAGTGATGGTGCAGGTATGACACCTAGAGGTATAGCTGCACATCGTAGAGCTAATCCAAAATCTAAACTAAAGGGTGCTGTAACAGGAGAAGTCAAGAAGGGTAGTAAGGCTGCAAAGCGGCGTAAGTCTTACTGTGCTAGAAGTGCTGGACAAATGAAGAAGTTTCCTGCAGCAGCTAAAGATCCTAACTCTCGTTTGAGACAAGCCCGTAAACGTTGGAAATGCTAAGGAGTATAAGCAGTTTTGAAGAGTCAGATTAAACGGAAGTTACCTAAACGTAAACGCCCTATTCAGAAACTCAAGAAACAAAGATACCTACAAAAGAAGAGAGACAAGGAGTTTGATAGAGGTGACACTTATATCACACCTTCCGCTGCCTAATATGCCTTTTCAGACACATGATAACATTGTGTTTGCAAGTCAAGACAAAGACAGATCACATAAAGCTAACGTAGAAGAGAAGCCAGAACCTAACAAGGTTACGCCTGACACTGCAGTAGAGGATCTCAAGTTAGTTAATCAAAAGTATGCATATCACCCTGACCCTAATAAGCTTAGGATGCCTGATGGTCAGATTGTAGACTTTATCATTGCTTAGGGGTAGGCGATGCAAATTGAGAGAGAGACATTATGGACCCTATTACAATCGCTATGGCGAGTTTCAGTGCTGTTAAAGCAGGGGTTTCTGCCGGGAAAGAAATAACGTCTCTAGCTAAAGACATTGGTAGTTTATTCCAAGCAATTGATGACATTAAGGATGACCACAGTAAGAAAAGAGATAGTGTCTTTGCTAATTCAAATGAGGAAGCTTTATCTACATTTGTAGCTCGCAAGAAAGCCGAAGACATGGAAGAGGAGCTAAGGCAGATTGTCATAGCAACACGAGGCTTCTCTGCTTGGGGCGAATTGGTAGAGTTACGCAAAGAGATACGTGTACGTAATAAGAAGGAACGAGAAGAGAAGCGCAAGAAGACGCAAAAGATGGTAGAGAATATACTCCTGTATGGCGGTATAAGTCTAATATTTTTATTTGTTTGTGGGTTTGCGTTACTAATTCTGCTGAGTTATTTAGGGAAAATATAAGTATGGCTAAACCAAAACCAACAAATAAAAAGCTTTATGATAGCAAAGTAGCTGCTGCTAGAAAAAAATTTGATGTATGGCCCAGCGCATATGCATCAGCCTGGGTAGTTAAGGAATATAAGAAAGCGGGAGGCAAATATAGTGGCTCAAGCAAAAACAAAGTCGCGTAAGACAGGCCACTTAATACAAAGCCGTAGGGGCTACGCTAAGGGTGGTTTAGGTAAGTGGTTTGGTGAAGAGTGGACAGATGTAAAGACAGGCAAAGAATGTGGTCGCTCAGGTAGTAAAGACTCAGGAAGACCTTACCCTGCATGTAGACCTAAAGCTGTAGCTAGTAAGATTAGTAAGAAAGAGGCCGCTAAGAAAACTGGCCCCAAGAAAGTTAAATGGTCAACGACTGCATCAGGAAGAAAGAGGAATGCGTAATGGCTGATAAAAGACCCCCTAAAATAGGAGAGTTTCAAGAGCGCTACACTGGAAAAAAAACTCCTAAGTGGTTACTTGATGCATATATACAAGGTAGTAAAAGCTATAATGCAAAAGAATTAAAGCATAAAATAATAAGTTATGCAGAGAAAAATAACCTAAAATACCCCCAAGTTGTTGCACAAGCCAGAGGTGAAGCAAATCAGATTAAAAACTACTTGAAAAAGACTGTGACGCCTAGTGGTAAAAATAAAGCAAGAAAACCTAAAGTATCTGGCGGCGGCGGTATGTTTAAAATAGGTGATACAGCAAGCTCTATAAATAGAGGAACCCTATCTGTAGCTAAAAAACGTCAGATGAATAAGGGTGGATTATTGAAAAAGGCTAAAAAATAAAGGAAGCGTAATGCCTAGTAAAGTACCTTGTAAGGGATGCCCTACTCCCGCTAAATGTAAAAAAGCTAAAAAGTGTTTGAAAGGAAAGAAGTGATGATGGGCAAGAAACCAATGAACGCTGGAATGAAAGCACTTAAAAAAGAAGCACCAGAAGTAGCTAAGAAGATGGGTTACATGTATGGTGGTATGGCTAAGAAGAAGGGTTATAACAAAGGCGGCTTATGTGGCGCTTCTAACCCAGCAAAAAACCCTGTCAAGCGTGGTAAAGCCTAATGGCTAAGTATTACGATAAGTATAAGAAGCAGCTTAATGCTGCAGGTTACACTATTGATGGTGATGGCATGGTATGGGATGCTAATGGCAACCAAGCTGCAGGTGAGGATCGTTTTGGTAACGTACAGAGTAAAGACCCTAACGTTACTCAGATCTGTAAGGATGCAGAGGCATCAGGTATCTTCAATAAAGTAAAGAAGGCTATTAAGCCAAAAGCTAAGAAAGAGGCCTAATGTCTTTTGTGAATCAAGGTAAGCCAGCACGTATTAAGTCTGTTTATGGGCATAATACAGGTACGACTACAGAGAATGTTTATACGTGTCCTGCAAATTGTACTGCTGAGATTACCTTTATTCATATAGTTAATGGAGGCGGCTCTACTAACACAGTAGAAGTAGGTTGGTACGTAGCTGCAGATACTTATGTTTCTAAGTTTTTAAGTGCTAAATCTATAGGTGGCGGTGACTATGTAAGCTTTAATCAGATAGATTTAGTACTTCAACCTAACGATCAAATAAGAGTTACCCCTACAGGTGCTGGGCATATAGATACGATATTAACAGTTACAGAAACCTTTGTGCCTGTAGGGTAACGGATATGCACATTATGTATCTACTATAGCGCTAACATATAAGTATAACTATCTCCGCACGTAACATAAGGAGATAGTGCAATGTTTAAGAATTTATTGACACGTATTCAAAATCACCAGCAGCGTAGAGCAGACTACTGGGTTTTAAAGAATATGTCTAATAAAGAGCTACACGATATAGGTATTTCTCGTGGTGAGATATACAACCGTGTATACGGTGAGTATAAGTGAGGTTAAGAAACAGCATTCCTGTTATTCTTAGCCTTACAGTTTTTACTCACGTATCATCTGGTGATACAGATAGGCAGACAGGTTCTGGACTTAACAGGGGCTTAAATAAAAATAAAGCTTGCTTTTGTAGTAAAACTTCATAAAACTATAAGGCAAGCCTATTTATAAAGGACAACTTCATATGGCAAGAAACCTCACAGAAAACCAACAAAAGTTTCTAGAAGTACTCTTCGATGATGCTGGTGGTGATGTTGTGCTTGCCAAGAAGTTGGCAGGTTACAGTAACGGCACACCTACTCGCATTATAGTGGAGGCACTTAAAGATGAAATTGGAGAAGCTACAAGATCTTATTTCGCCCGTACAGCGCCTAAAGCTGCAATGGCTATGGTACAGGCTTTGTCTGACCCTACAGAGCTTGGTATAAAAGATAAGATGAGTGCTGCTAAAGACTTGCTTGATCGTGCTGGACTTGGTAAAGTAGATAAAGTTGATGTTACCTCAACAGGTGGCGTCTTTTATCTTCCACCAAAAGAAGGTACTAACGAATAGTAAGACCAAAGCACATAAGCAGAGACTTAGAGTATTGGGAGCTACCTAAACCAAAACGCGGCAAAGAGAAAGAGTGGCACGTTATAGCCAGACTATCTAAGAAGCCGCCATTTGGTTATGAAATACACCCTGACAATGAAGACTTATTACAGCCTGTGCCACTTGAGTTAGAGGCCTTAGAGCTTGCAAAGCGTCATCTTCAACAGTATAGTTACAGAGATGTAGCTAATTGGCTCACAAAACAAACTGGACGCAGCATATCACATGCAGGTCTTAGACAGAGAATAAATATTGAGCGAAGACGTAAAAAAGCTGCTACAATTAAACGGAACCTTGCCAAGCGGCTCGAAACGGCGTTATCCGAAATCGAGAGGCTCGAAAAAGGCTGTATCGGAGCGTACTCAGAAGAGTGATAATGTAGTTATAACTCCGAAAGAAACTGTACCTGCACAGGTAGCTCCTGCAGAGTTTGACGTTGAGGCGGCACAGGATGTAGTGTTCAAGCCTAATCCAGGCCCTCAAACAGACTTTTTAAGCGCATCTGAGCGTGAGGTATTGTACGGTGGTGCAGCAGGTGGTGGCAAGAGTTACGCAATGCTTGCTGATCCTCTACACGGATTAAATGATCCCAACTTTAGTGGGTTACTTGTACGACATACTACGGAGGAATTACGTGAGCTTATTCAAAAAAGTCAAGAGCTTTATCCTAAAGCTGTTCCGGGCATTAAGTGGTCTGAGCGTAAAAGTCAGTGGGTTACTCCGAGAGGTGGTAGGCTCTGGATGTCGTATCTTGATAAAGATATGGACGTTACTCGTTACCAAGGTCAGGCGTTTAACTGGATAGGCTTTGATGAGCTAACTCAGTGGCCTACCCCTTATGCGTTTGATTATATGCGAAGTCGCTTGAGGTCTGCCCATAGTACAGACTTAGGTTTGTACATTCGTGCTACAACTAACCCTGGTGGCAGCGGTCATAGTTGGGTTAAAAAGATGTTTATTGACCCTGCACCAGCTAATAAAGCTTTTTGGGCAACTAACATAGAAACAGGGGATACCATTACGTTCCCTAAAGGTCACAGCAAAGAGGGTCAACCTCTGTTTAAGCGTAGGTTTATACCTGCTAGTCTGTTTGACAACCCATACCTAGCCGATACTGGTGACTACGAAGCTATGCTTTTGTCTTTACCAGAGCACCAAAGAAAACAACTATTAGAGGGTAATTGGGATGTCAATGAAGGAGCAGCTTTCCCAGAGTTTAACAGATCCATTCATGTCATTGACCCTTTTGAAATCCCAGACAACTGGGTTAAGTTTAGAGCTTGCGACTACGGCTACGGTAGTTATACAGGAGTTTTATGGTTTACTGTCGCTCCCGACGAACAGCTTATCGTCTACAGGGAGCTTTATTGTTCTAAAGTTACAGCTTCTGATTTAGCTGATATGATATTGGAAGCGGAAGCTAATGATGGTGGTATGCGATATGGCGTTCTGGATTCTAGTTTATGGCATAACCGTGGTGATACTGGGCCATCACTGGCTGAACAGATGAACATGAAGGGTTGCCGTTGGCGTCCTTCTGATAGATCTAGAGGCTCTCGTGTAGCAGGTAAGAACGAAATACATAGGCGTCTACAGGTAGATGAGTTTACTGAGAAGCCCAGACTTGCTTTTATGAGTAACTGTACAAACACTCTAGCACAAATACCTATTATACCTCTAGATAAAAAGAACCCAGAGGATGTAGATACTAAAGCAGAAGACCACCTATATGATGCCCTACGCTATGGCGTTATGACAAGACCCCGTAGTAGAAGTATATGGGATTATAATCCTGACAAACCAAATCAGGGCTTTCAAGCACAAGACACAACATTTGGATACTAAAACATGGCAGATATTGACGAAGTAACTTTTGATACAGATGAAGTTGTAGCTGCAGAGGACGCAGAGGATAGCATCTTTGAAGCTAAATCTAGCATAGTATCCTTTGTTGATGAGCGTTTTAGCAGAGCAGAAGATGCTCGTAGAAGTGATGAAGATAGATGGCTACGTGCTTACCGCAACTACCGTGGTTTGTACGGGCCTGACGTAAAGTTTACAGACACAGAAAAGTCTCGTGTATTTGTTAAAGTTACGAAGACTAAGACCTTAGCTGCATATGGGCAAATTGTTGACGTATTGTTTGGTAACAATAAGTTTCCTATGTCAGTAGACCCATCTATTTTACCAGATGGTGTTGCTGAATCAGTACATATCAACATTGACCCTAATGCCGCAGCAGCAGGTGAAGCACTTAAAAGTGTAACACAAGACAAGCCTTCACGGCCCTACTTACTTGATGGTACTGAGAAGCTAAAACCCGGAGAAACGCTTACAGATCTAAAGCAGCGTTTAGGGCCACTCAGCGACAAGTTAGCATCCGTATCAGAAAAGGTTGTCGAAGGTGATGGCACAACGCCTACCACCGTTACATTTCACCCTGCTATGGTTGCAGCTAAACGAATGGAAAAGAAGATCCATGACCAGCTAAATGAGTCTGGTGCTTCTTTACATTTACGCTCTATGGCATTTGAGATGGCTTTGCTTGGTATGGGTGTTATGAAAGGCCCATTTGCTGTAGATAAAGAGTACCCTAATTGGGATGACCAAGGTGAGTATGACCCACTTATAAAGACTGTACCTGAGTGTAATCATGTAAGTGTTTGGAATTTCTACCCTGACCCAGAAGCTACATCTATGGATGATGCTGAGTACACTATTGAACGTCACAAGATGTCACGTACACAGCTACGCTCCCTCAAGACACGCCCATACTTTATGGATGATGCTATTGATATGGCAGTAGCCAAAGGCCCAGACTATGTGCAGAAGCACTGGGAAATGACTATGGAAGACAATCAGGTTCATGCTGAGTCTGAGCGTTGGGAAGTACTAGAGTTTTGGGGTTTCGTAGATACAGCTATCTTAGAAGAGCACGGTATTAAGATACCTACCTCTATGAAAGATTTAGATGAAGTAAGTGCTAATGTATGGATCTGTAATGGTGAAGTACTGCGTATGGTACTAAACCCGTTCAAGCCATCACGTATACCTTACTATGCTACCCCATATGAGCATAACCCGTACAGCTTCTTTGGTGTAGGTATTGCAGAAAATATGGATGATACTCAGACACTTATGAATGGGTTCATGCGTATGGCGATAGATAATGCTGCACTAAGTGGTAACTTAATTATTGAAGTTGACGAAACCAACATGGTTCCGGGCCAAGACTTATCTGTATACCCCGGAAAAGTGTTTAGGCGTCAAGGCGGTGCAATGGGGCAAAGTATTTTTGGTACTAAGTTTCCCAATGTAGCCCAAGAAAACATGCAACTGTTTGATAAGGCAAGGGTTTTAGCAGATGAGTCAACGGGATTTCCATCTTTTGCACATGGTCAAACAGGCGTCTCTGGGGTCGGTCGTACCGCTTCTGGTATTAGTATGCTTATGTCTGCTGCCAACGGCTCTATCCGTACAGTAGTAAAGAACGTAGATGACTATTTGATTCGCCCTCTAGGTAAGGCATTCTTTGCATTTAACATGCAGTTTGATTTTGATGAAACAATCAAGGGTGACTTAGAGGTACGTGCGTCTGGTACAGAAAGCTTGATGGCTAACGAAGTACGGTCACAGCGTTTGATGCAATTCTTACAAGTAGCACAGAATCCAGTATTAGCACCTTTTGCTAAGATGGACTACATTATTCGTGAGATTGCTAAGTCTATGGATCTTGACCCAGACAAGGTTACTAACTCCATGCAGGATGCGGCTATTCAAGCTGAGATCTTGAAGGGCTTTCAGCAGCCCTCACAGCCCCCTGCAGGGCCAGAAGGTGTTGCAGCACCAGAGGGTGCTCCACCTCAAGGACAAGGCCCACAGGGCGTAGCTGATACGTCTGGTGGCGGTGGTTCGCAGATGGGTATAGGTACAGCCCCAACACCAGATGAGCAAGGGTTTACTGGCAATGTCGCTTAAACAGTTTGTAAATAACAAGCAAGCTATCGAAGAGTTTTATGCACACATTGATGATCTAGTCACTATACAGCATAGAATCATCGAAAATGCAGATACACCTGTGGAAGTATACAGAGCACAGGGTGCTATTGGTGTACTCAGACGATTAAAGCTACTCAGGGAGACAGTCAATGGATTTACTAAGTAAGCAGACTGATGAGGCATTAGGTTTTGCAGCAGAGTCTGCTAAAGCCGTTGAAGATGCCCCACAAGTCAATACTGACTTATCCTTTAAAGACGCAGCTACTTTTGTTGCATCAGCTACACCTATCATTGGTGATGCTATGGCAGCTAAAGAAGTATATGATGAATTAAACAAAGAAGATCCTAATTACTTTCTCGCGGGTGCACTAGGCGGGGCTGCTCTTGTAGGGCTTGTTCCGGGATTGGGTGATGCTGCAGCTAATGCGATAAGGGCTGGTGCTAAAAAGGCTGCAGAGACTGTAAAGCGTATTGAGGTTGATCCCAATGCGTTAGGTAGTATGGGCGGTAATATTAGGTTAAAACCTAAAGACCCATTTGATGTAGAGTATGACTATGATCTTACTCTTAAAATGGAAGATATGATTGATGAATGGGCAAAGGGTACTGTAAGCAATGCTGATTTAAGGAAAAACCTTGCTACCTTAGATATTAAACTTCCTTATAGAATTGGCCCTAAAGCAGATCCTAGTAGTCTAGATATACAAATGCCAGACGGTACTATATATAAGGGTACGGGAGATGTACCCTCAAAACCCAGACCTCTTACTTTAGATGCTACCTCTGACGCTGTAGATGATTTAGGTTTTTCCGAAAAAGACCTAGCTGATTGGAAAGCAGCAAACTACGCAAAAGATAAGTTTAGAATACCACCAGACGATGAAATGGCTGCTGCAGCTACTAATCTTCGTGAGGGTAAAATAACATCAGAAGAGTTTAGAAAACTATCAGATGAGAGACAACCTATTAAACCCATTACGGAGATGCCAAAGTTTCCAACAAAAGAAGAGGTTGTAAAGGCTTTACACGCTACAGATCCAAGGAAAACAAAGAAGGGTGTTTTAGGCGTAAATAAATCTATTGAAGATGGTACACTTATTTCTTCTAGATTAGATATACCTGCTTATAATAACTCTGATACTTGGGTTGTATCCTTACATGATGGTTCTGTAAAAGATGGTAAAACCGTAGGTTATGGACAGTCTGCTGTTCTTAATAATGTAAACTTCACCACTAATCCATTAGCAGCTTCAAAGATTGCCACAGGTTCAGCAAAAACTACTATTGCTAGAATGCAAGGTGAGTGGCAGAATATGGATCCAGAAGAGGTCTATAAGACAGTAGAGAATCTATTTGATGATCCTGAGTGGGTACAGGTAGGTATGAATCCTTATAGAGCTTCTTACTTCTATGATAAAGCTGATGGTATGCCTGTTGTTTCTGCTGAGCAGGTAATGCAAGTAGGCCCATTAGTATTTGCTAAAAAAGCAAAAAAGACAACGCCTGATGATCCTCAATTTCAGTTTGAGAATAAAGTCACAGGCGTTAAAGCAAATTTTAACGAAGGTGGAATGGCTATGGATGAACAAACTAGAATGGCCTTTGCGCTGGGCGGCTCAGTAGAAGATGTAGATCCTGTATCAGGTAATGAAGTGCCTACAGGTTCACTACCCGAAGAGGTACGTGATGATATTCCTGCACAGCTAAGTGAAGGCGAGTATGTTGTACCTGCTGACGTTGTACGCTTTTATGGTGTTAAATTCTTTGAAGACCTACGTACACAAGCCAAAGAAGGCTTTGCTGAGATGGAAGCCAATGGTCGTATCGGTGGAGAGCCATTACCACCAGAGGGTATGGAAATGGTTGAGCCAGAGGATGAAGACTTCCCGTTTGACATCTCTGAGCTACAGACAGTCGCAGAAGATCAGCCTATGGTCAATATGAAGGATGGTGGATACTTAAAAGGTTACAATGAGGGTGGAGACGTAACTACACCTGTAATGCCTCAACAGCCTGTTATACCTGATGTATCCGCTATATTTGAAACAAACTTTATGGCTGATAATATTGAGTATAGAGAATACCGTGACCCTACTACAGGTACTGTGGCTACATTGCGTTTTGTTAATGGGCAACCTGATTCTGCAGCAAAGCTACTAATTGATCAAGGATATGTTACATCAGAAAATTACAATCCTGCCCCAGAGGTTACAGTAGAGCAGCCTGATACTGGCGAGTCTTCATCAGTAAGCCCTTCTAATGAAAGTAACTCATTTAGAAATGAAGAAGAGAAAGTAAAGGCTGCTCAAAATACTTTTAAAGACTACTCAAATGAAGACCTATTTGGTTTGGCAGAAAAATTAGGTGATCCTAAAGTAAATAAAGCAATCAGTGGTATAGGTGCATTTGCTGGGCCTGTAGGTCTTATTGCTTCAATAGGTAAAAGAGTTACAGGATTTGCTGTAGCTAGAGAGTTAGCTGATCGTTACAAAGTTGCAAAAACAGATGCAGATAGAGCTAAGATACAGAAACTATTTGATGGCGTTACCACTAGAGGTAAAGAAAAAGGTTCTGGTATTACAGGCGGTGGTGGTCTACTTGGCGGCGGCGGCATCCTTCAAGATGTAGACGGTAATGGTAAAATAGACTTTGGTGATACTTGGTTGGGCGACTTGCTTGGTTTTGACGTAGGTGGATCTGGTATTCAAGGACCATCTCAGTCAGATAGCTGGTCGGGAGCTAGACGTACAGGTGGTACAGGTACAAAGTCTAATACAAATTTAGGTAATCATGTAGGCGCTGTTACTAAAGATGATATTACTAAACCTGCACCTAAACCCTCTAGTAGTAGAGATGATGGCCCAAGTCTTGCAGAAAGAATGAGCACTAGATCTAAGCAGAAACAAAATGAAAAAGCTGCAAAAGAAGCTAAAGAGCAAAGTAAACCTAGTTACAGTGGTTCTTCTGCAAAAGCAAAGGCTACATCACAAAAAACAAAATCTGAATTAGAGTCTTCATATGGTATGCTTAACAAAGGTGGCTTAATGAAGAAGAACAAAAAGAAGTAATAAATAAACGACAATAAATAACTAGAAGGCTACCCAGCTTAGGCTGGCCCCAACATAAAGGAGTAAGAAATGTCGGAAGCCCAAACTATTGCAGTTGAATCTGCATCACATATGCGTAATATGTCTCGCGTACAAAAGGATGAACAGG